TACATAGTTAGTGCTCGGCGGAATAGCTCTCTTTGTGAGATATTTTGCGCCTTTGCAAGTGCTCGGAATCGATCTGCCATTGCGTTTGGTAACTTGAGTGCAAGCGGTGTAATGCCTTGTCTTTCATCAGGTGTGAGTCCTTCGCCTTTGCTCTTTTGGTATCCGATTGCAGTCTTTTCAATTACCTTGCGTTCTTCTCGTAATTGCTGAGACAATGGCACGCCGGGCTTAAGCGAAGTCTCGATGCCGGCTACTTCTTTGTATAGGGCTGATGTTTTCATAAACTATGCTCCCTTTCATCTGGTATAGAAAATTCATTATTAGAAAACAAGCTTGCTAATCCAGTTATTTGCTTAAGCCTCAATAATTCATCTTTGTCCATTCCGATATGTTTTAATATCCATGCATCGCTCATACCAGCGTTAAGTAAATCCGATACAATATTACTCATTAATTCTATAGAATGCGATCCTCTTGCGCGATTATGTCTAATTGTCGAGGCCATTCTATTTGAAATATCCTTTTCAATTACTACGCATGGTAAATAACCATTTTCTCTTTCATAAATTCGTTGAGAAGTTTTTAAAGTTGTATATCTATGATATCCATCAACTATTTCATATACATCTTCTTCTGGTATATAATAACATACTACAGGCATGGTATATCCATCTTCCCAAATAGAAGTCTCTAAAAGCTTCATTTCAGGTGGTGCTACTGCATTTGGATTGTATGCATTTGCTTTTATTTTATCAATGTGTACTTTAATTACATTGTAGACAGGGCTTTTAAAATTATTTTCCATAATTATTTTTTGTAAGTTGTTTATACTTATCCATACCTTTAGTTTTTAAAATGTTGTTATCTTGAGATCGTGAGCAACTCATATAAGTAAGGCCAAAATCATTTTTCATAATAGTTATGCAAACAGCTTTCCAATTTGGGCAATGTCTAAATGGAGTTGAATTTTCTATATTTATTTCATCAGGCCATTCTCCTTTAATTTTTATGATTTCGTATACATCTTTTTTCTTACATAAATTCGAAATTTTTCCTGTTTTTTCTATCTGCACACCATGTTCGATAATTTGCTTAATAACTCTAGGATTCCTACCGTAGCCTTTTTCTTTCCATGCTTTTGCAAATCTTTCTAAATGGTATTTAAATTTTTTTTTTACATTATCAGGCAAAGTATTCATCAAGAATTCGGCGTATTCCTTCCAAGTAAAATGCTCTGGCTTTGTTATATTTTTCCATCCCATTGCACTTGTCCCGCCATATATAGCGCCAAAGTTGCATCCATTAACACGGCCTACCATTTTTCCCCAATTATTTGGATCAATAACTTTATAAAGCTTTAAATTATCTTGTCCGCTTAAATGGAAAGGGCTAGCCACCCTCATCTGATCTATATTTAATCCTGCTAAATAATACAAATCGTAAATTTTATTATAATCCCAATTGAATTTGTAGTTTGCTGTCCATATGTCTGAAGTTTTCCAATCATAAATAGGATAAAAATTAACTGTATGCTTGTCTACTATTTTGGAGTACTTAAGACCTTTGTGCATATGTTTTCTATGTTGCGATGTAAATATAGATCTTCTAGTCAAGCTTTCATCAGCACGAATACCAATTAACACTGCCGTATTTCCATATGTAGAACTGAACCACTTACTAAAATGTATTCTAGCATCAAAACCTTTTGTACCTTTTATAAAATTGTAAGGACAATTGTCTTCGTTAATAACATAATTATACATAGGCATTTTTCTTACCCATATATCTTTTTTGTCTTTATCCCAAGGTATCCATCTAGGCTCATACATAGAGACGGAGCATGCTGCAGATATAGGCAAACAAAGCCAATATTTTTTTTCTAAATCTAGATATTTAAACATCCTATCTGCATATTCGTCGGTATATTTATAACCAGCTTCATAATCTTCATAATATACTGCTAATTTGTGTCTTAAATTATTTTTTACGGCATAATCATATGCTTGATTCAAGACTACTCCAGAATCTTTGCCGCATGAAAAGGCTACCAATACATTATCAAAGTCATTGAATATAACTTTTAGTCTATCTTCTGTTAATTCATATACATTTTTCATAGTAATAGCTTTAATTGTTTATTTTCTTTTAAAACGCCTTTGGATATCAACTCTGCTCTTTTTATATCGTGATATGCTTTGCATTTAGGCTTTTGCATTCCTAGCTTTTCTAAATGAATATCATTACATAAAATAGATTTGCAAATTTGCCTATAACTAGGAACTTTGTTGAGATCTTCAAGTCTTCTTGGTGCTTCGTCTGGTAAATCATTCAAATAGACTGTAGTTGTCCATTTTTTGATATAGTTTTTTATCTTTTCTTTCATAATTGTCCTCAAAGATTTTTATAATTTTATCAGCTACTTTATTTGCTTCATTCCTTTCGTTATCATTCATTTGTCCCCATGCTTGCCTAGTTAGAATCTCAGGTACATTGTGAAAATAACTACAAGCAGCTTGTCCAAGCCAAGCCCTTCTATTACTGTGTACATTAGTTAAATTCACTTTAGTAGCTATATCCCAATACTTCAAAACATCGTAACATACAGTCATAAACATTTTTGGGTTACACAAAAGTTTTTTTGCTTTATCTATCATATCTAAATCTTTTTCTTTATCTGAAACATTGTACATTCCATGATTGTAGTCTTCCCACAAACTATATTCAGCGTAGAATTGTTTAAAATTTAAATTGTTCATTCTCTATCCTTTGTGATTCTTTAGTTTGTAATACGCGTTTATCAGACAAACCTCTTATAACAATATATTCATGCAAATAATGTATCATATCGAAAACTATAGATTCATTATACATTGGTTTTGCAAAGGTATACTCTGCATAATTTTTAAAATCTACTGAATTTGCATCTTTAAATTCAAATACTTTATATGTTGCATATTTTGCTCCAAACAACTCGCAATATACACGCCATTGCATTGATTGTGCATATGAATCATAATTAATAGGGCTGTATCTTGTTTTTATTTCAACAATGTCGTAACCTAACAATTGATCAGCCATGCCAGATACAAGTATATCTCCATATTTTGTTTTGTATATTTTTTTCGCTCTACATTCGAATATTTTCGATCTATAATCCATTTTTGACCTAGCTTGCGTTATGCAATTTTCAGAGAATACACCTTTAAATAGTTCTGGATTATCTGTTTGCATCATAGTATGGAAGTCTATCCCTCTTTGCATCATTGCATTAGGCGGATCGAGTCTAAGTAAAGAGCGCTCGAACTGCTCGACTGTAATCAGACCATCAATAAAGCGGCGGTAAGATTCGAGCTGGGTGGCGCTAATTTTGATCATTGCGAGCCTCCTCAAGTGCGGTAAGTAGCTCTTCGCAAGTTGCTCCTCTTACCCAAAAATTGTCTTCTTGGCTGTAAACATCAATTACAACTAAATTACCATGTATACTATGTACATAATCATTAAGAGTATCAATGTTTTTTATACTAAGCCATCTTTCATAGAATGTGCGTTCTCCATATTGTGCATATGTTTGTTCGCACTTCAAAAAACCTGCCTTTATCTCAATCATCTCCACCTCCATATACCAACCGATAATACGCTTCCGGCGTGCATGCTTCTTTGAGTTTTGCGCCTGCTTCGAATGCTTTAATAATTTGCTCGCGTTCCTTTGCAATAAGGTCAACTGTTTGGAATCTGATCTGCGATAATACCTCGCCTGGTGTCCGAGTCACTGAAGCTTCATAATATGCGAAGTCGAGTGATTGTCGTAGGGTCTGCATTGCGGTTTTACTCATGGTCGCCTCCGTAGTTATCTTATAAATTTAATGTAAATAAATATCCAAGTCATATTAAAAATTAACCATGATATTGCACCTATCCAGTTAGCAAGATTTAATTCATCTGACGGCCAATAATAGCAATATCTAAAGTCGTCTAATATCTTTTTTTCCTTTTCATATACCTTATTGCACATATATGTATAACTTGTTAGCAATATAGTTATACCAACCAACCACTCCACCGCCGTTTGCTTACTCATCTCTATACTCCTGATACGGATCTCTTAAATTGCGAATCTTAACTAGCTCGCGTTCATGTATTGTCATTTTGGCTATGCTGTACATCTCTTTCTCAAAGCGATCATAAGCCCACTCTCTGACATCCTCTTCGCTTATTGCGTAGTCTAAGAGGATATCGTCTTCATCGAATGCGCCCCAGACTTCAAAGGTGTTACTCATTTCACCACCTCTTCAAACTTACTGCTTTCTTTATTCCACTGCAAGCCGCGCTCTCCGAATGTGGTAACTACTGAAGCCCAAACCGCGCGCTTCAAAGCATCCTCTAAGCCTGCTTTGCTAAGTTCTGATACAAACTTATTAGCATCCTTTGCGGCTTTTGCTTTTTCGGACCACTCGCTGACTAAGGCAATGGCGGCCTCTTGCTCTTTGGAGCGTCGGCTTATTGCAGTCTTGGTATGTTCTAAGATATCAGTTAAACAAGTAGTCATTGAGTGCAAGCCATCCACATGTACGGGCGCAATCTCCGCGCAGTTTTTAGCTACGATGCTATCAGAGAGGTCAAAGGTCAATACTCTCTTATTGCCTTGAGTCGTATAGTATCCTACAAGGTCGCATGACTGCATAAGTAGGTCATAACTTGCGCCTGGTATCAAAGGGCGTTTAATACGCATATCGCCTTCTTCTTTTTCCTTTGCGTGTGCAATGAATACTACATTCTTACCACTAAGCTTAAGCGGTGTAAAAAACTCTTGGAATGTTCGCTTTGTTTCGCCCCAAAGCTTGATCGTATTGCGAAGAAGTCCGGGGTTATTGATAGTAAGGTGCATTTGCATAAGCTCAATAACAGTGCCCGCCGTATCGATAATAATCGTATCATGCTTGGCAAGGATGCTATCTAGCTCTTGCTTGTTAGTTAGCAAGTCTTGCCATGACTCGAACTGCAAGCCGTTTTTAAGCAGTGAGGATCTATGAAGCCCTCGGTCGAAGTCTAGTACAATTGGATTAGGCGCGGTGTTCGCGAGTGTGGTCTTGCCGATTCCGGGATCGCCGTAGATTAGGACATTCAGCCCGTTTACAGTCATTCCGCCTGTTTGTGTGATTAGTCTCATCTCTTTACTCCTAGTATTCTTTTTAATTCATTATAATTTAGTAAATACATTGTCTTTACGCCGTACGGTACTTGCTTTACTTTTCTTAGCACCGCTTCCTTTTCGTTTCTTTCTTTGCTTGCAGGCCGTCCGACTGCCATATAGTGCAAGAGTCTTCGCGATACTTGGAATAATTCGGCGGCCTCGCGAATAGTCAGCCAGTCACTCATTGCAGTGCTCCGTACATATGCATTTCAAAGCGATTAAGAATGTAGTGTGCGAGTATGATAAATACTACGCCATGCCATAGCTTTAGTTCTAATCTTTTTTTCATCGTACAAGTCCATTAATGATTGCATATACAATTAAGTAGCTTAGGAATAGGCCTCCGAAGAGTCCGACTAGCATTTCGAATATCGCGCGCTTGGTTTCGGCTTTCATTTTGCGCTCCTTGTTAAGATTACCCATTTGCCGTTATATGGCATTACTTGAGCCTCGCCTGGTGGATGCATAAAGATTGCAGCCATTGCCTCGGCAAAAGAGTTGTAGATTTTGTGTGGTTTGAGTTTCATGCCTTCGCTCCTTGAAGTGTGAATAGTGGGGGCCGTAGCCCCCGTTTGTTGATTAGTAAAGTTCTCTGAAATTTCCGTCCCATCCTTCAGTAGAAAAGTAAACTATCTTGCCGTTGTCGTAGTGCTCTTCTATCTTTTTGCCGTTCTCATCAAATATTCTTATCGGTCTCATTTCTTGTCCATAGCGCTCGAGATTATAGATGAAGTCGCAAAGTGAATCCCAAGTAAGGTAAAGTTCGTCTCTCAATTTGATATCAGTTGTATTTTCTGCTTTTTCTTTTATGACATCTTTCAAGTTTTTAAACTCTTGAACTCTGTCTTGAATTCTTTGCTGTTCTTTTTTCTCTTTCTTTGTCATGTCCGTACTCCGTTTGTGTTATTGTGTGTCGTTGATTACGGTGCGAACTTACGAAACATAACAATACATGTCAAGTCTTTTTTTTTATTTATCTAATTATTTTTATTTTTTGAGGTAGGTCAAGCGAGCGTAAGTAGTTGAATTCACGGGGAGTTATGGCGAAAATAAAAATTTTGGAAATTGTGGTAATTTCGGCAAGATTTTGCACGGACTGCAGAGAGGAGACCGCGGCGCGGTAATATTCGCCGTTTTTTTTATGTATTTCTATTTGAATCATTTTAGTATATTCGTATGTCATCATGCTGAATTTTGCAGGTGGCCAAATACTCAAAGCATTGGCGTGCGAAAAGGCTACCCGGGGAAGGTAGCCTTTTTTATTTGCATTATACGGTTTTTTTGGTTAGGTTGCAATCAGCGGCCCATCATAGCCGTATCTTGTAACTCCCCCCAGAGCTGAAGCCCTGAATGTGTATGACTTTCAGGGCTTTTTATTATAGTAGTCTTCCTTCATGACTTTCAGCATGAATCTGCAAGTAGCTATCTCGCCTTGCGCCATAAGGAGCTGATCGCATTCTTTTACCGCTAAAGATACGGCCTTGTTTATCGGCAATTTCTTGCGAATAGCATAGGCTCTGATAGCTCGCTCTTCTTTTGGATCTGTAATGCGAATTACCATCAATCGCGTCTCAATACGATTTGCCCTTTGATGGTCGCACCGCTTGCGAAAGTATCAGCGCTTTTACATTCCGGCACGATATACAAAGTCTTGCTTGTAGCTTGCAGAGCGTAGTTAAGATTAGGACTTGCTTGGACTGTACAAACGCCTGTAGCACCGTTTACCCAGTCGGCTTCAGCAATATCGATATAACCTATAAGAATGTCGAGTTGAGCGCTTGTAAAGGCTTGCGCGGCGTTTCTTGCGGCGGGTGTAATAGCACCACCGAATAGCCAAAGGCGAAGCGCGGGCTTTTGCAAAGTTCCTGAGCTTGTTTCTTTGAGTATTATGCGGTCTATCGTTCCCGAGAAGCCAAGAAAGCGAGCGGCATCGACTGCAATAGCTCCCGAGGTTAGTATGTCCCCGCTTGCATATGCATTTGTGTCAAGCGTTCCAAAGTCTATAGGCTGCAGACGGCGGTCTGATCCTGTTTGTCCTGTGTAAAATTCCATGTTAAGCTCCGTTGTAGAATAGATCAGATTCCCATGGCATAAGCCATACAATCTGAATA